GAGTAAATGGAAACTTTCCAATACCACTGACAGAGATAGCACCCTTGTCATTTACTGCGAATGACACAGGCCTCTGCCTCTTCTTGAATTCCTCATTCTCCAATCGCAGACGCTTGATTTCCTCCATCATGAACTTGAGATCATCCATGGCAACTCCATCTGTGATTGCAGGAGGAGCAGCAGGAGCAGCAGGAGCAGGAGCAGCGGACTTGGTCATAGCAGCGATTTCGTTTCTGGTGGCCATGGTAAGCGAGAGATAGGTTTATGCATATACTATCACATGATTATATCAAATTTTTTGAAAAATGGACGTTTTGTGGAGAAATTTTTTTTAGTTTTTAAATATAAATGGATGTATATAAAGAATTTAATTATCAGCTCAAATTTTTTATGAGAGAATTAATGCGATTATTTCCATCAATGACTGAGTTAAAGTTTATGTTTGTACTCTATAAATGTATGAAAACTATAAATAGAAAGAAACCTCAGCAATATTTTCATTCATTAATGAGTGATAATTCTAAACAGTTATTATCGAAAGATATAGATTACTTTTTAAATACAGACTGTATAGATGAGAATTTAATGAAAATTATTCCATCTTTAAAAAAAGGATACATGTTATTAGATGATGAAAATAAAGAAATGATATGGAAAAATCTAGTATTTTTATACCATCTGAGTTTGAAATGCCAAGAAAAAATTGATATAAAAGATAATTCTATACATAATTTAAAAGATGGATTACAAATTGAAAATCCTAGAGATTCTAGAAAAGTTACGACAGAAGTCACAGGCGGATAAGGAACCATTTAAAGCTCGTGCTTATGCTACTGTCATTAAGAATCTGAAAGCATCCGATAAGGAAATTACTAAAATCGAGGATATTAAGGATATTAAGGGTATAGGTAAGAGTATTTATGAGAAAATTCAAGAAATTCTAAATACAGGTGAATTAAAACAGGTAGAAAAATATAATGAAGAGATAGAAGCCATTAATAATCTTCTGAAAGTTCATGGAATTGGTCCTGTTAAAGCTAAGGAACTTGTCGAGAAAAACAATATTAAAACGATTGAAGCACTTAAGGAACATAAGGAACTATTGAATGACAAACAATTGATTGGATTAAAATATGTGGATGATATCAATATGCGTATAGATCGCAAGGAAATGGATAAACATAATGCTTACTTGATTAAACAGATCGGTACAATAGATTCCAAACTTAAGATCCAGATTGTAGGTAGTTATCGTCGTGGTGCTAAGGATAGTGGAGATATTGATGTTATTGTGACGCATGAGGATAATCCCGAGAATTATGATCCTATTATCAAGAATATAGTTGAGAAATTAAGAGAGGATAAGTATTTACATGATGATTTGGCTTTAGGTGCACATAAGTATCTGGGAGTTTGCAAACTTAAGCGTCATAAGCATTATCGTCGTATTGATATATTATATGCGACGAAAGAGGTATGGGCGTTTAGTGTGATGTATTTTACAGGTAGTGCAGATTTCAATATTATTGTAAGAAAAGTAGCACTAGAAAAAGGTCTAAGTATGAGTGAATATGGGTTCAAGAAAGATAACGAATTATTGAATTTAGAATTGTATACAGAAGAGGACATATTTAAGTATTTAGGACTAGAATATGTGCCTCCGGAAAAACGAAGTGGAAGTTATAAGTTTTAATAAAGATCAAGGTCCGCGATTCAGCATTTCATATACCCAGTCAGGTGGTCGATTGGGTATATTTAGGAGAATATGTCGAATAAATATTTGTTGTGCTTGCTTATATGTTCTGGTTTCCATTTTTTCTTTAAATTTAAAATATATTTAAATCTATCAAATTTTTACATTCTAAAATCAAAAAATTAGAAAACTATAAAACCCTAAAAATACTGGTAAATGTACAAATAATGCATGATTTATGTTGGCCGTATATAAATCCGTTCCAGAATTACGATGATATCCTAGCATTGATATGGCACCATAAATAATTGGATAGAGATTACCGATTATAATAGCATATAAGGAAAAAATAGCACCGAATATATTGCGAATTGTTTCATCGATTGTGCGTGCTATTTGGTTACCGGTTGAATGGTATATAATTGAAGATATAGATACAATAATCATGGCAATTCCTGCAATTTTAATATAATTCGAGTCATTTTTAGTTAAAATAATAAGAAATCCTGGGATTGCTAGAGAGATACTAGAAAAAATAAGAAGAGTACTACCTGTATATTTTTTTTCCATTTTAAAACTTTATCAAACCGGTAGAATTTTATTTGATATTATATAACGTATTTTATTTTTTTAATATAGAATTGTCAGTAAATAATTGTTTATAGACCCAGTCAGGTGGAGGTGATGGATAATTACATATTAAATGTTCTATAAATATTTGTTTTGCTTTCTTTAGACAATTTGGCACAGGTTCTGTGGGAAGAGTCGCTAAATTTAATATTGCTGTAGATTTTCTCTTAAATGTCTTAGGTCGCATACATGCAAAAGATGCTTTATCACCACCTCTTTGCAACTGCGGAGGAAAGAAATAATTGATAACAATATCTTGAGATGTGATATGATCAATATAACTTTGTATGTTTATAAATAAGTCTCCAATAATTTCTGTTTCATATGCGATTAATACATCAGTAATATATACTGTTTTTTCTGTTATTGCGCTAATATATTTTTCTGTTATCTCATATAATTTATTTAAAATTGCAGTTAGATTTTGAAGAATAGATGCATTATCATCCTGTAATTTCATATTATAAATAAAAACGATTAAACTCTGTATTTGATTTACTCGTGTATATATATCATTTAAATATAATTGTGCTTTTTCTTTTAGCCAGGCTTCAAACGAAGCTTTAATAGCTTCTTTATCTGGATTTTGAATAGCATTATAAAGTGCTAAAGCTGAAGTAACACTTGTATTAAATGGTATTTCACTTTTTTGACTTTGTGGAATTCGAGTATCAATTGACATAGGTACTACTCGGTCTTTGAGTGAATTTGATATTTTACCAATAGATCTTAATATAATATCAGGATTAAAATAAGTATCCTTATTAGCTTTATCATTAGCTGTAGGATTAGCTGTAGCATTAGATTTAGGATTTTCTGAGTAAGGTAGAAATTTATCTTTTACCGGCTGCACTTGCTTCTCCTGCACTTGCTTCTCCTGCACTTGCTTCTCCTGCACTTGCTTCTCCTGCACTTGCTGAGCTTGTCCTTTTGTCTGATCTGGATAGTAATATTTTATAATAGTATCATAAGATTGCTGAAAATTCTTAGGTGGATTAGAAATCTGTTGAGAAGATTGGATTGGTAATGTTTCAGGTCTTTCAAATTTAACAGATTCAGATATAATATTTTTAGTAACTTGTACTGTATTATTCATAAAATTAAAATTTTGAGGATAAACAAAAGTATTAGGTATTATTATATATTGAAAATAAGTATGCATATATCCGTTTCTAACAATTGATTCAAAATCAATTTTAATAATATTTTTAGTATATAATACTATAGATGTTTTAGAAACACAATCACAATAATTAATAAGCCAATATAATCCAATATGTAATGGGTTTCTAGAATTTTTTAGATTATTCCAATCTATCTTTTTATTAATTTTAATAAAAATATCTTTAATACGGAGAAGGCCAAATGTTTTTCTAATTTCAAAACCTCCACCAATAAGTATATATTTATCATATTCTATTACAATATTATGAAATATAATATTTAGACAAATAGTAGATATATCAAACATATATTTTAAATCATGTGGCGTTGGATCATTTGTTATATAGTTTGAAAAATATGTATCCTTTTTTTCTTTTTCAAGTATCTGTTTAATTTTATCAGAATTTAACTCAATAATGCGAATAGTATCTAGTTTCTTTTTATTAAATCGAACACGTCCATAATCAATTAAATAATAAGAGTCTTCAGTAGCCATTAAATTACCTAAATGCGCATCATTATGAGTAAATCCATATTTAGCTAATTCTTGCATTTGTGCAAATAATGGAATTAATTTTTCAGTTTTTATACTATTCGCTGGTAATTTTTGTAATTCTATAGCATTTGTTAGTTTCTTTTGCACTCCTAGTTTAGCTTCTCTTTTATTAAAATATTCTGAACTAGGCTGCGTTAGAAAGAAAAAATCTTCATTATCTGCCATTACTGTTTTGCTATAAATATTTACTATATAATATCCAATAAATTCGGTGAAATGTGACTCACTCTGATGTGTGATAATAGCATTAATAATAGCATTATTCAGGCAATCTAATGCCATATCATCTGCTCCTTCTCTAACTTGAAATTTAAGAAAATATGTTTCTGTTGATTTACTATTAGAATCATCTTCGACAACTAAATCTGTATATTTACAGTTTACAGAAGTTCCAGTTAATAATTCATTTGATATATATGCAAAATTGAACTCTTTTTTTACATCAAAATCAGCGTTACCAGTATTTTTTTTGGTGTTATTACTAGTAGTTACAGATTTGCCAGTTAATATATTTTTAATTTGTTTAAAAATACTAAAAGGATTAGTTGTCGCCATATTATTATATTATAATAAATTAATTATGTCTACAGTAGTTATAGTTCCGCTTTTTGCGATTGGTTCATATATCGCATTATTTGGAACAATAATTGGACTAAACAAGAGATATAAAGATCCTCATTATGAACAGCAAAAAATTATAGAATCAGAACCAATTGCTATTCAAATTAAGAAAATACCAACACAAACAAAGATTACAGAAGTACCAGTAGAAGAGTCAAAAACTAAAGTACCAGTAGAAGAGTCAAAAACTAAAGTACCAGTAGAAGAGTCAAAAACTAAAGTACCAGTAGAAGAGTTAAAAACTAAAGTACCACAAACAAAGATTACAGAAGTATCAGAGGCAAAAACTAAAGTAACACAAACAAAGATTACAGAAGTACCAGTAGAAGAGTCAAAAACTAAAGTACAACAAACAAAGATTAAAGTACCTAACTCTACCCCAATTGTTATTCAAAATAAGAAATTGCAAACAGAGATTACATCGCCAATAAATTCAAAAATAGTGGAAAAACAAATAACTACTAGTATAGTACCAGAAGTAAAGACATTACAGGCAGTTCTAGAAGTACAGGAAAAATCAAAAGTAGAAAGAATAACAGCGAAAGAATCGTCACAAACTAAAATACAACAAAACCAAAAAGAAAAAAAATCATCTTCAAATGAATCATTCTCAGAAGTTGTAGCAGTAGCAGCTACTGCCGCGAAAAAAACAATGCAAAATCAATCACAAGTAACAGAAATACCATTACAGAAACCACAACAACAAGTTCAAACACCATTACCAGTTCAAACACCAGCACTAGCACCAATACAAACACCACAATTTCAAACACCAACAAAAGCACCAACACCCGTACAACCACGACCACAAGCACAAGTACAATTACAAGTACCATTACAAGCTCAAGCACCAAAACAAGTTCAACAAAACGTACAATTAGATAATGTAAATAAAGATTTGCAACAAACAATTTCTAATACTCCAATATTAAATGTAACAAAACAATTAGATAATAGTGCACCATCTCCAGAAGTAGTTAAACAAGTAATTGAATTTTTAACTAAACAAAATTTACAACATAGTAATACTACTATAAAAGGCGGAACAATATCGGATGATTTAAACATATTAATCTTGAATTATATTGAGTTTTTACAGTATTTATTGAATACTCCAAATATATTAAGATTATCATCTTTAAATGCAGATGAGTTACAAAATGCTATAACAGGAACAGACCGTATAGAATTAACTATAACAAATAATTCAAAAACGACTACTATAGACTCCGCAATATTATTAAAATTTTTTAATAAATTTTTCTATATTGATTTGAATAATTTAATAGGTAGATTAAATACTAAAACAGAGCAAAACTTAAAAGTCTTAGCCTCAATTGTTAAAAAATATATTAAAAATAATGAAAATGTAATTTCTGTATATGTTTTTATTCAAATATTAAAAGACATTGTGAACTCTGAGGAAACTGCAATCAAGACATATGTCTACAATATATTTTCAAGATATATTGTTGATATGTATATAAAAAAAATATTAGATACTTATATTGAAATAACAGAAGCACTAAATTCTCAGGGCAATAACAATGTAACTCAAGCATTAGACAAAATTTTTAAAGATAAAGCTAAAAACACCATATTAACATTTGTTAAAATAAGGTCAGATTTACTAGATGTTTATAATAAAAGATTTGATATAAAAACCGATAACAGTACTAAAACTAAATTATATATCAAATATAATGATCATGATTTTAAATATTATGTTAAAGATGGAGATACATTTAATATAAGTAAAGAAACAGAAGATAAAAAAGAATTATTCAAAAATAAAAATACAATTAATACTCTTGATCCAAAGAAATATGAACATCAATTCTTATTTGGACCATTTACAAATGTTTTTCCACCAGAATATAAAAATAAAAAAATTGCTGAACAATTACCTCAAATTATGGAGTCTTTAAAAGACAAAAAACCAGTAATAATATTAGGTTATGGTGCAAGTGGAGCAGGAAAAACATCAACCTTAGTTTATTTAAATAAAACTAATGAAAATGGTATATTAATAGAATTATGTGATAAGTTAGCATTAGAAACAGAATATAAAAATATTGAATTAACATCATATGAATTTTATAGAAAACCAAATAAAACAAAGACTATATGTAAAAAATCACCACCCGAACAACTCAAGACTATAACGTTTAACTATTCTAATCATGAATCTAATGCAGTTGAAACTTTTCTATTATCTGAAGAATATACGCATACAAATACGTTTACAGATAGAACTAAAGATAATGAGACTACAACAATTTTTAAAAAAGACACAAAAATGGGTGAAGTAATAATACATTTAATTGATACGGATCGTTATGTTAAAGCAACTACAAATAATCCAAATAGTTCACGAAGTCATGCGTTAATTATTATTAAATTCAAAAAATCTGGCGAAGAACATACAAAAGATGATCCAGTATTAATAATTGGTGATTTTGCAGGTGTAGAAAATAAATTTAATTGTGAAGATAAAGATATTTTATCAGCATTTTCAGGAGTAAGAATAGATAATGACCCTACAAAAGCAACATTTTATTCAGAATCTCCTATAGGTATACCAGAAAAAACAGAAGATGGACAAAAAGGTGGTATTATAAAAAAGCCAGTATCAAAGTCACCAGAAAAGTCAGAAGCAAAGCCAGCAGCAACAAGACCACCAGCATCAATAAAGTCGATAGCTGCAAAGCCAGCAGTAGCAAAGTCGAAAGCATCAAGCTCAACAGCTAAGCAATCTCCAAAGCCACCAAGTCCATATCTACCTCAGCAAAAAGAAATTCAAAACGAAGATACATGTGAAAAATATAATAAAATACCAAAATCTATATACATACCATCCGAAAGCAGTTTAAGAGTAAACCCAATGGATATTATAAAATATACACAATTTGGTTTAATACAACAAGCTGAAGGTGAATTATTTACTAAAACTGAATTATATAACAAAATTGAATTAATGTTTATGAAATTATTAAATCCATTTTCTATTAACCCGGATTCAAATAATTTCATTAAATTTATTACTGGAAATATAGATTTGCCGAAAATATTAGAAAAAAAAAAAAAAATATTAGAAAGAGATTTAGATATTTTAAGAGAATATAATAATTATATTCAGAAAGACTTTATTATATATTTATTATCAAAATTTATAGATAAAGATGGAATTAAAATATATAGAAATGTATTTCAATTAGACGATAAACCTTGTTTAAATATAGATTTGAAAAATGCTCAACAGCAAAAAGATAAATATCCTTATTTTACTTGTGAAAGAAGTAATAATAAAGACAAAATAAATATAGAAAATTTTGCTATAGCTTCGCTTTATGATAACACTCAAAAATATCTTGAAAATTATATCAATGAAGTTTCTAAAATAGCAGAAAATATATCAGGAAATTTAAAATTTCCATTAAAACAGTTAACAATAGATGTAAAATCTATTAAAATAGAAGATATAGTTAAATGTCATGATAAATCTACTGAAAAAGAAAAAGCTATTATTAAAGCATATGCTCATAAGACAAATACTAAGTGTAATAAAAAAGAATATGAAGATTTAGTATCTACAGATTTAAATATAACGCCAGAAAAAATATTAGTAAATATATATAATTATTTTAGCAATAATTTTATATTGAAGGATATTATTGATATTACATTAGAGTCTATAAAGGATAAAAATTATAGTGAAGTTATGACAAATTTATTATCAAAATTAGCAAAATTAGGAAATTTAGGAGAATATACAGATGTAATTTTAGAAATGTATATAAATTTTAAAGAATTAGTATTAGAATTATCATGTAGAATGAAACAAGCAAAGGAAATATGTGAAGTCCGAACAAATGAAGGAATAATGATTAATGATACATTAGGAGAATGTAGAAATTTAATTGGCAAATTAATAGATGAAAAAAACAAAGATGTTATTAATTTAATACCTTCGTTTGAAAACGCATGTCTGCCAACATATTGTAAAGATGATGTATGCTTTCCTAAAAAACAATACACAAAAACTGAAGGTAAAGGTGATATATTTTCAGTAATTGAAAAAGAATTAACATATAAAGATAAAGATAAAAATAAAACTAACAGATACAACGATTTAATAATATGTATATTCTGTGTATTTAATATATCATTAACTGCAAATAATCCTCCACCAGTACCATATATAAATATTAATGAATTAAAACTACAATTTAAAAATCATCAAGATATTACAAATATATGTAAAAATATTATAAACAAAATAACTGTAGATTTACAAAGCAAAACTGGCGAGTTAATGAAAGATAAAAAATATAAAGAATTTGAAGGTTTATTTACCAAGGATTCTTCGCAAAACGGTTTACCAAAAGGTTCTGAGACTATTATAAATAATTTTATAAACCTGATTGACAAATTTAATGCAGCAAGTGCAATTGGAACATTAGAATTTACGGATTCTCTAGCCAAATATTATACTACGGATATTGTATGTAAACCGCCTGATAATCTATCTGGTTATATTGATATTTTGTCTAAAAAACCAACCCAATCCAAGTCACTATAAAAAACAGGAATGTTCCCCATATTGTATCCATAATCGCAACTGGTAATAAATATCCATCAAATATTGCATAATTTGTCGCATTATATATAGTATATACTACAAATCCGAATAATCCACCATGTTTAAGCGCCGTAATAATAGTATTTCCTTTTCTACCACCCATAGCCAGCTCTCTTTTAGCATTTGGAATAATAATAAAAACGAGTCCAATTACCATAGCTAAATATGCAATAATTGCAGGTATTATTCGGACTACCATTTTCTTTTTTTGAACTGAAGCAACTAATGCATCATATCGTGGTTTATTTATGCCAATCCATACTGCATCTAATAGAAGCATAGCAATAACTGCAACAATAATCATTTTATATATGTTTATATTTTTCTGCACTTAAAGATTTTCTATATAATATTACTAAATAATGACTCCCTATGTTATTATTCCATTACAACTAATATCTAATATAGACCAATGGATTAAAATAATAATACCATTAGATTCACTAAAATTTCTAGATAAACCTGTTATATGGTTATGGGATCCTATTTCACAAGATGCATATCCAGAAAACTATAAATATATTCGCGAATATTCATTTAGAACATTAGCCAACTTATATGGAACAATTCAAGTAATAAATGCAGAAACATATGATTTGCGTTTATGCCAAGAAAAACAATATCCAACCGAATTACTATCTTTACAAAGCCTAAATATAAGTTAAGTTTATAGTTTTAGTAATTGAACAATATCTGGATAATCAGGTACAATAGATTCTAGAATATCATTACCTGGTAGATAATCTTCAATTAAGACCATCACGTTTTTATTAATATTAAATTTATTTTTTTGAGAATGATCATATGAAAATTCAACTCCATATAGATCTTCTAATCTAGGATGACTTTCACTTTTAGCTTTTAATGGTATAATAAATTTATCATCTTTTTCAGAATAAAATAATTGAGTAATCACTTTTTTAATATTATTATCTTTTGCTCTAACAAACATATTAGCAAGGATTGCTATGGCTTGTTTATAAATATTATATAACTCACCTTCTTCATCGCTTTTATAATATATATATTCAAGATCATATTTACTAGTAATTGGAAACTTACCATCTGAATTAGGAAATATTTTGCCTAGTTTCTTTTTAGTTGGCGGTTTGTGGGAAACCGGAGATGGAGTCTTGCTTTTTACTGCAACTGGCTGAGCTACAGCAACAGGAAGATTATTTTTCAATGGTAATGTACCAAATTTTTCAGATGCATATCCATATTTGCTAACAAAATCAGCCACTAACATTTTAGGCAAGGTAGATTCTTCGATTTTTTTAAGAACACGTTTATCCATCTTATATACAATATAACTTGAATCTGGGTTAATACCATAAGTTACCGTATGACCTGCTGCTTCTACAGTTGCCTTAAGTACTTCATCTTTAAAACCTAAAAAAGCATATATTTTTGCAGGACTAGGCGTTGGAGTAGCTGGGCTAGGTGTTTTTTCGACAGCTGCTACAGCTGCTACAGCAACAGCAGAAGCTTTATTACAGCCTTTTCCTTTAGTCCATTCGCAGGGCGGTAAGCATTTAGGTTTAGGAATTCCAGTGCATCGAACCATTTATAATATAAATAGATATAAAAATTATAGACTAGGTATGAATGTCCAATTAAGTTCTTCACATATTTTTTTCCACGTCTGGTCTTGGCTGAATAATTTATCGCGAGACTTAAGCAAGCTAAAGTTAGATAAATATTCATCACGACCTAATAGCTGCATCATTTTATGAAGACAATAAGAATAAGATAGGAAATTCTTACGTGTAGGTTCAGCATGACGTAAAAATGGAGCTTGAATAAGTTTAAACATAGCTCTTAATTTTTCTTCTAATTCGGGTTCAAAATGTGGAATAGGTAAACCATTTAATTTATTAAGAATATGTGGAATATGTTCGTAATATTTATTCATACGTAATTTTTTAAGTATTTCTTTTAATTTTTTGGCATTAAGATCAGCCATATTTGATATTTTTTGTTTTTTTATTTCTAATAATATCATATCAATGACGTTATTGCAAAGTTGAGTAGTTTCTTTGCCTTGTATTTGTGAAATCCCGTTTCACACCACTAGATCTCCCTAGTGGACGGACTATACCTTAAGCCCCTATTCATCGTAACGCGTTTAGTGAATCTTTAAAAAGTCGAAAAAAAGTATGGTGGATCCTTTTGCAATTCTTAGGTGGATCTTTTTATAATTCTTAGGTGGATCCTTATTTTACTCGAGAAAAAGTATGGTGGATCCTTTTGCAATTCTTAGGTGGATCTTTTTATAATTCTTAGGTGGATCCTTTTGTAATTCTTAGGTGGATCCTTTTTAAAACGCGTATTTTGAATAGAGACCCACGACCGTCTAGTCTCTGAACCTTTTGGAGTATTAAACCCCAACTTGGCTGCGGATTATCTTATATTTTATGTATTATGACTATAGGAGCCGAGAATTACCCGGGTTCTTTTTATTGCTTTCGCAATAAAAAAAGTAACATAAAACTTCAAGAGATTCCCGCAATTTGATCATGTCGCATCGCGCTTGTAGCTAACGACACTAGCAGATGAACTGTTTTGGCAGTCTGCTTTTATGAGCATATAAGATGTTAATTTAATTTTAATTTAAATTGATAGATTCAATATATTCAATGGCAAGCTGTAATTTCTCGGGCATAGTCTTTTTAGGACCTGTAAAATTCTTTTCAGCATAGATGGGCTTCTTCTTTCCTTTTTCTTCATTGTATCCGGTGAGAAGTTTAACACGATAACCGTTGTGAATACCTTTGTAAGTACTCTTGTAAATATTGGGAGGCAGATTCTCTGTCTCAGATGGAATATCTGGATTTAGTGTAGTCATAACAAGTTTTTTATTGAGATTAGCTTCTTCAATTTCCTTGATATAGTTAACAGCAGCTGCAAGATTATCAAAGTCTTTGCGAGGAATAAGATTATTACCGTAATCTTTCATATCTTTAACATAATAACCTTTAATTTCCCCATTGTCAATAATTGAATAAACATATTTGGGAAGACCTGGAATTATCATATTACTGGATGAAGCAACCATTCCTTTTTCCTGCTTCTTAACTTCAAGAAGTCTCGCATATTCAGCCTTAAGTTTCTCAAGATAAACTTTGGCTTCATCGAGACCAGAAGCTGGATTATTGATACGTTTAAATGTTTTATAAACATATTTTGTCTCATCAATACCCATAGGAAACTTTTTAATTTGATATCCCTTAAGCCTTCCATTTTCACGAATTGCTGAGATGTAACGAGGAAGATCTTTATCAGCTTCATTCTTTCTCTCAACTTTATGAGTATAACGTTTACCAATTTGACCAAGACTCATATTTTCACGTGCTGTCTCACTAAATATAGTGTTTTTTCCACCAGTAGACATATTATATCCGTTAGGATATATGGTATTATTTTCTGCAATATACTGTTGTTCAAAGGTATCGATTTCTTCAATAAGACAATCCTTAAGTTTCACAACTATAAAATCATCTTTACCGTATGTATTAATTGCTTGATGAAATAGGCTACAATTTTTACCATTTTCTTTCTCAAGCTTCGCATCACGAACATGATGCCTCCATCTAGCCTTTACTCCATCTTTAGTACCGCCAATATACTTTAGTCCTGTCGATTTATTCTCTACACAATAAATCGACCCCATTGTTTTATGAATAATATCAATATTTTAAAATCAAATTTTCTCAAATTTTTCAACTCATTGAAGTGATTTATTCTTTTATATGCAAAATAGGAACGGTTTATTCATATAGTTTACTATCCTATATGACCGGACTGTATCTTAAGCCATATATATGACCTACACCCGTTCAGTCTCTGGTACCCCAGCAATAGATATTCATCGCAAGTAAGTCTGCGGATTGCCCTAGTGTCATAACATTATTACCATATGAGAAGTAGTATTACCACTGTTCTTTAATAGACTTTCGCATATTAAATGGTAGTTATGAGTACGGTTAGTGGGTTTCCCCGCATCAAGGTGTATCGCATCGTGCTATTGGCACACGACACTAGCACTGTCTTTTAAACAGCACTTTTAGAAACCTGAATATTGCATTACTAAAATTGAAATTTTTTTTGAATTTTTGTTTCAAAATCTTTTTCAAAATCCGGAACGCCTTTGGTGACTCCATTTCTTTCGGTGGATCTTTATACGAGGGCCTCTCGTGATCAATGATGATGTATTCAACCGTATGACAATTATTACAATAAATTAATCCATCATTCAACATAATATTACGATCATTACTTTTACAATGAATACATCTATCCTTAGGTTCATCTTGCATTGGTTTAATATAATTTGGATCAGTTACATTCATGTATTTTTCAAGTAGCGAAGCACGATCCATAGTAAACTCAGTATCCCCATTACTAACTCCCACAGCTCCGCCGCCACCAGCTCCGCTACCCCCAGCTGCGCTACCTCCACCTGCCGCACTAGCAGCACTACCCATACCTCCACTAGCTCCTCCACCAGGTCCGCCGCCACCAGCGCTTCCACCACCATTATTTTCGCTTTTTCCAGCCCCACCACCAGAAGGTTGCATAAAATATTTAAGTATGCTTTTTTCAGAGGCAACAGGTTTACGGATTGTATTTACGTTTTTCCCATTTTCAAGGATATCATAATACTGAAATAATATAGGTGCAGTATTCATATAATAGTCAATTTCATCATCTAAACTTTCTAATTTTTCCATTTTTTTTCTTAATAGATTAAGCTGATCCATTAATGCTATATAATTATCGAATTCACTATCACTCAATTCGCTACGTGGTTTAAATTTCTTGATCTTATTCTGCAAACCTTCAATCTCTTTTTGTAATTTGGAGATGTTGGTATCATTATTGGAGAATTCTTGTAATTTATTAACGTGCTGGGTGTCCAATGTTTTCTTATTAGCATTCTGACTCTTGCTCATTAATAATAATATCTATTATAAAATCCTTTATATAATAATAAATTCATAATATGGATTTCTTTTTCGACATGTATGACATTTTATATTCGAATTATTTTGAATTAAATGATATAATATACCATGCTGAGTTTTAATATTACATATCTTTCTTACACATCCAAAACAACAATGATGTCCACATCTTGATATTATAATATCTTTATCAAAATTATCTAAACATATCGGACATTCTATGGGTTTTGTTAGAGTCATTGCTTTAAGTCTCATACCACCTAAAAATTCATATTGAATAGAACTTTTACAATCATATAACCATTGTTTCATATCTAAACGATCACATATTTTAGTTAAACATTCATTATTTAGGTTAGCAAATGATAAGACTTCATCTTTGGAATATATTTTTTTCATACATAAAAAATCAAAAATAGATGGATTATAGATTCGATCATAAAATATACAGAAAATACGATTTATACGTGAACATTCACTTGCCAATATATTTTTAAAATCATGTGGTAAAGTTAAATCGATAGCCATCCAATGTTTATAAGAGAATGATTTATGTTGAAAATATTCAGGTAATTTTCTGAATTCTTCATTATATATGTCAATCCATGACATTTACTGTAAAATCATATAAAAAATAAAACTGATAAAAGATTAAAATGAATATTGAATATGTATATTTGATACCATCTAATTTATTAAAACATTTAAAAGCACATGAAGTTTTATCTGACTTATTTCAAAATATTAATGAAACGTGTTATAATACTATGATGGCAGAAATCATAAATAATATTATGACTTCTTCAAAGATAACTTATAAGCATAATAAACATTTTCAGATTACTTATGAACACAAAATAGAATGGATGGAATGTTTTGAACGAACATTAAATGAATTATGTATTGATTCAGACAATACTTTAAATTTAGGAGCTAAAATGAAAAAGATATTAGATGATATGGTTATAAATAACAATATGGAAAAATTATATGATAAAATTAGTAATATTATTGTAAAATCATATGATAAAGATTTAATCATACAACAATTAAATAATTATATTGATAATTTTGAAATAACAACTTGAATATCATTTAGCTTTCTACGCTTATCATTACGTATTTCAGTTTTCTCTGCTCTACGTTGTTGCCATTTTTTAAATTTTCGTTTTTTCTTTATGATTGTCGCTATGTTTTTAGTTGTTGCGGCAGCTGCAGCGGTAACATCAATCATATCATGGTTATAATCTATAGTATTAATATTCATAAAATTGAGGTGATAGAATAATTTATTACGACTAGAGAATCTGGTTTGGCAGTAGCCGCATACATATGGATCTATGACTTGTGGTAATTGATCATTATTATGAAGTCGTTGATTAAATTGATCAGATTCATCTGTATAAGCTTCATATGTTTTATGGTTCCATGGATTTGTTCGAATTACTAGCATTATATAAGAGAATAAGTTGATTTTTCTTATATATAAATAAATGGATACTTTACTTAAAAAATTGGAATTTGAATTATTGTCATATAATAATAATTTTCCTACAGTAACATATGAAGATATCATAAATTTATTTGAAACATTTTTAAATAGACTTAAAAAGTTAAAACCTATTCAAATTAAAGAATTTATAAATGAGTATACTATTACTTTAATAACTATAAAATTTGAAATGCAACGTTTTATAGATTCGTGTAATAATGAAACTAAAACAAGTGTTATTAGATTACGAGATCAAATATTTGGTAGTAAATTAAAAGATATTACATATGAAGATCCACGTAGAAAAGTTACTTTAATTGTAAATGAATTTCTTAAAGGTATTACATGGTTTCAAAATGAAGTTATTTATAATGATTATGATCCAGTATATCATCGTATAGGTTCATGTTCAAGAAAGGGTGAAGGCAACCATAATTGTGTTGGGGTTACAGACCGTACAACTCGTAAATCAAATAAAAGATCAATAGAAAAATGTTATATAGAACGATTAATATATGATAATATATGGCAAAGAATAAATCAAAATCAACAAGATGAGGGCCACTTAAAATGGCTTTTAGATACTAAAATAGCATATATGACATGTTATCCAAATAATAGTATAGAAATAATTATTCAGTATAATGATGACAAATTAAATAATGCAAAGTATAATATAGATATAAATATACCAATATCAGTTACAATAAAAAAATTTAAAGATGAAAAGCAGATAGATGAGGAATCATATTATAAATCTTATAATAATAATGTTAAAGAATATTTAACTTCAGTTGTTGCAATTCGTTATAAGGATGGTAAAACTTATACAAAAAGAATAAGTTTTTTAAAAAATAAGTTATGGTTATTGCCAAAAAAATAAATTAAGTAACATATTTCCATCGAAATCCATGTAAAACATATTCAAATTCGATTGCTTTTTTCAGACTAGCTCTAGAGAGTTGATATTCTTTGATAACATCAGTAATTGAAGAGTATGTTTTAATGACTTTGTTGTTTAAAGCATTACATTTTTCAATGGGAATAGAGCATGAAGTAATCAGTTTATCTGGTAATTTAGCACGAGATAGATATTCATCTTTAAGTTCATTGGAGCAATCGAACCACATTTGGAAATAGTGGCCACCACTTTGTGTTCCACAATTTACGGCTTTAGTTATAGGAGCACCAGATTTAAATTTGCGATTAGCGGCAGCAGATTTATGATCAGGAAATACCTCAATAATTTTTGTTTTTTCCATATTTAACATGGCAACGAATCCTATTTTTACCAGCGGTGTTTCTTTAGTGGGTGATAATTCTTGAATCGTATCATCGGGTAAGTCGCGGTCTAATTTCATCCAACGATAGTTTTTATAGACAGTATTATTTTCGATGGCAGTATGAATTATATTTTTAGAACAATCTTGAAAATATTCATTATTTCGAGTGGCATCAATTAGAGATGAGAAAGTCTTAATAAGTTTAAATTCTGTGTCATAAATCTGATATTTATAGCCGCGATTAACGGTAACAGTCATAAATTGTTTCATTGCAATTGGTAAGTCTTTCTTAATTGGATTTACGTAGTTAAATACAAGTTTAATAGGACGTGATGAATTATCAATATCATTCGCATCTTCATTCATGGCTTCGTTTACTGCTTCGTTTACTGCTTCATTATTCTCAACGTCGTTAGCAACTTCGTTAGCAACTTCGTTAGCAACTTCGTTAATATCTTCATTCTCAACTTTATTTGCAACTTCATTGTTTACTATTTCTTCATTCTCGACTTTATTAGAGATAGACTTATCTGAAAATTTAATTATATTTCTTTTGGCAATACTTACAAAATCGGCAAGTTGTTCTTCATTAATTAAAAACAATTCGTTATAAGAGAATTTAGAAATAGTTTCATGATTAAGTAGAAATTTTTCAAAAGCTTTATTTTCGAAGGATTCAAAAACATTTATGATATATATTTTTTTATATTTATACTCTAATTCAGTAAATTCTGTATCAATATCATTTGTAGATCCAATTTTAAGTAAAATTGCATCATCTGTATTTTTAATAAGGCAAAAATACACAATTGAACGATTTTTAAATGTTTCGATATATATCTTGCTTGTATTTTCTAGAGCCAAATTTTTGAATTTAAGAGTCTCTTCATTAAGAGCTGTAGTTATATAATTTTCAATATTGTCTTTTTGTCCATTTAGAAGGTCATATTTTCCTTTTTCACGAATAGATATAAGGATATTACCAATCCAATTTTTAAATACTCTTGTATTATATTTTTTTGAAACCATAATTAATTCATATAAACCTGTTTCTGTATAAAATGTAACTTCATTTGGACCATGAGGAGCTTTAATAACTCTTTTAACTTTCTGAACTGTATCAAAATATTTACTTATCTTAATATCGAAAATAGGTTCAATTTCTGTAGCTCTGAATAATGGTTTATTATCTTCCCATAGAATATTAATTTTATTTTTTATATCTGGATCTATAAAAGCTTCCAATAGATTCATCTTCCCACATATACTATATATATAATATTTCCTTATATAGTTTTGCATATAGATTTTTCAATTTTTCGTCGAGTATCTATAGTTCACTCTATTATCTTACAATTATTTAATTGAGCACTTAAAGTATTCTCAATTTCATATGCTTTTATAAATTTATATATAGCATTTATGGTCTTAAAAATACTAAAATTCTCTTCACCAGGTGAATATCTGATAAACGTGCATAATAATTTAGCTTCTATTTCTTTTTGACGTTGAATATCTTTTTCTTTATTTTTAATACGATTATGATGATGTTCATCACATTCGATCGCTAATTTATATTTAGGAAAATACAGATCAATGCGGTAATTATCGATAGAATATTGTTGAATCATTTCATCACCATCAAATGCATCAAGAATATGTGAAATTGTAGTATTTTCATAATTAGCTACTTTGCAGCTTAAAATATCAATTCCGCATAATTTAGCAACTTCAAGTGCTTTTATTTTACGTGAATTTATCAATAGTTTTTTAAGACCATTGATCGTTAAATGAGTCACATTTTGAGGACCACCTTTTGTTTTAACATTAATAATACGTTTATCATCTTTATTAAACGATTTTATTGATTCTCTTATATTAGTAATTCCTAAAATATTACCAATATCTGTAGCTCGAAATAATTGTTCGCCATTCTCCCATATAACATCTGCAAATATATCCATATTCATCTAAATTACTATATGTAAAAAACCTTTATATGCCTTACAAATAATCTCATCGGATATCTATAATTCACAATATTAAAACATAACTATTTAAACGATCACTTATGATATTCCGGTAAAAAATAAATAAAATTTCCAAGTCCTTATATGACTTTGTTTTGAATCAAAAAGATGAATAAAAAAGATAAATTTGAGATCAGAAAAAGGTCATAAAATTAATTGCGTTTTTTAATGTTTTTTAGGAAAAAAAAATATCTCACTATAATTTATAATAGAGATAAAATGGGAGGAGGCCTCATGCAACTAGTCGCTTACGGAGCTCAAGATATTTACCTTACTGGTAACCCACAAATTACGTTCTTCAAGGTTATTTACCGAAGACATACTAACTTCTCCATGGAGTCCATTGAACAAACTTTCAATGGATCTGCTGATTTCGGGAAGAAGGTAACCTGCACTATCTCTCGTAACGGTGATCTTATTCATCGTGTTTATCTCCGAACTGAACTTCCAGCTGTTGCTGCTGAAAGTACTAAAAAATTCAGATGGCTCAACTGGCTCGGCCACATTCTCATCAAGAATGTTGAGGTCGAGATCGGAGGTCAACGAATTGACAAGCACTACGGTGATTGGCTCCATATTTGGAATGAGCTCACTCAATCTGCTGGCCATCAACTCGGATATGCCAACATGGTTGGAAACATTCCTGCCCTTACCAATGCTGCTGACTCTGTTGCCAAGGAAATCCTTTACATTCCTCTTGAGTTCTGGTTCTGCCGTAATCCTGGTCTTGCCCTTCCTCTTATTGCTCTTCAATATCATGAAGTCAAGATTAACCTTGAGTTCAATGATGTTAAGAACTGCTACTGGCACGGAGCAGCTGATGGAACCCCATCAGCTCTTTCTACCACTCCTTCATTACAGACGACTTCTCTTTTTGTAGATTATATCTATTTAGATACCGACGAGCGCAGACGCTTTGCCCAAGTGTCCCACGAATATTTGATAGAACAGTTACAATTTACGGGCGATGAGTCTACGAGCAACGCCAATAACAAGATTAAGCTAAATTTTAACCATCCCGTAAAGGAATTAATCTGGGTTGTCCAGAAAGATTCCAACCTTGGAGATGCGGTTGCATTTGGAAAACAATGGTTCAATTACACGGATGATCTTGACAAGTCTCTCACCTCTGCAGGTGGTTTCTATAGCTCCAACTCTACTCTTGTTGGAGTTAATGTTGCTGATCAATTCGCTGGTTCCATGCCTGGTGTTGCTGCTGGTGGTGCTAACAATGTTTTCATCCCAGTCTCATTCGAAGATGGAAAGAATCCTGTCTCACTCGCCAAACTCCAACTTAACGGCCATGACAGATTCTCAGAGCGCGATGGAAGATATTTTAATTTAGTTCAGCCTTATCAACACCATGAAAATGTTCCTACCCAAGGAATTAATGTTTACTCATTCGGCCTCAAGCCTGAGGAACATCAACCTTCTGGAACTTGCAACTTCTCTCGTATTGATAACGCTACCCTCAACCTTACTCTCACTACTGGAAACTCTACCGTCAAGATCCGAGTTTATGCTGTTAACTACAATGTTCTTAGAATAATGTCAGGTATGGGCGGACTTGCATACAGTAATTAGGATGGGTGAAAAAAATTTCAAAATTTAATAAGAAAAATAAAAAAAATTTGATATTGATTTTTTTATCATATTTTCTATAAAAAATGAATTATGATATTACTAAAGATTGCTTGGGCTTAGAGTATAATAAGCATATTATACTCAAATCTAATATTACTCAGAAAGAGTATGCGGTTATTATTGCAGTAAATGGCGATAATACTACTCAGTTAATAGTTGATAAGAGTTATCTTGAGGATAATATTTATACAGAATTTTCACAAGTTTTTAGAATTTCAAATGGATATCCTATTTTTAGAACAAGTTTTATGAGTAACAATATTAAAATTAAATCAGTACATCAACATATTATGGGGAATCCTATCGAAGAAGGTTTAAATATTGATCATATTAATTGGAGGAGAAATGATAATCGCCGTGAAAATTTACGTTTTGCAACAATGTCTCAGCAGAATTCAAATCGTGCAACAAGAGTTGATAAAGTTGATCCTCCAGAAATAATTAAAAATTTAGGAATTACAAAACTTCCACGCTACATGCGATGGGATGAAGGTGAAAAGAAATTTAGAGTTGAAATACCTAACTATAAAAATTCTGCAACAAAAGCGAAAAATGTATCAATTATCAATCGATTCCGTGATGCTGTTATAAGAACGTTAGATGTCTTAAATGAAGATCAAGAATTTATTGATAAACGTTATAAGTTAATTCAGGAATATAATGAAATTATGGAAGCTGCTCATTTATATAATCCAGATGTGTTTTCAGATGCACTATATGTTGATCCAGATTATTATTTAAGTGAACGCAATTATTGCGAATATTGTCTTTCTAAATTACCAGCAGTTGAAGAAAATGAAGTACTTCATGGACCTAGAAATGTAGTGCAGACTATTATTGAAACTTCAGAATTAATTCAGGATAATGTATTTATAATTGAAAAAGGTGGTAAAAAATTACTGTTTGATTATGAATTTAAAAGTATTATTGATAAATTACCTGCTTTTGATATAAGTTCACCAACACCTGTTATTCCATTAACTGGTCCATTTATGATAAACTTTCCACATTATAGAAATAAAAAAATTAAAAAAATGTCAGTTAAAGATTTTATATGGATTGAAATAATGAAAAAAGAATTACCTGCAAATCACTGTATTATTCCATTAAATTATCAAGTATGCGATTTACGTTCAGAGAATTTAAGACTTGTACCAGGTGAAGGCAAGAATTATAAATCACTTGAAAAAATTCCATACATGACTAAAGATAGTAATATTGATATGAAATTCTGGCCACGAGGCATATGCTGTTATACTGAAAATTCTAAATCATATACGTTACGATTTAATATTAAAAATAAACATGAAACTGATATCAAATGTACTTTATCAAACATGAAAATTACATATGAAAATAAGGTTTTACCAATTTTACGTGCAGAAAATGAGAATTTCGATGAAGAAAACGATATATATCAGCGACTTTTAAATGATTATGTGAACTATTGTGTGAATATCGATGACGAGTAATTTAATTTTTTATATTTAGTTAAGACTGGGCGTGCAGTTAAAAACTGCACCTTTTTGGTAAGCAAAATCAATTTTAAATTAAGCTGATAATCCGTTATTTCAGACTAATCAAATTGGAAAATTATTGGATATTTAAAAATTATAATAAAGATGAAATCAGTTTTGCTGATAGCATCGGTGTCGTGGATATTAAAAATATCCACGACACCGATGCTATTAAAGATTAATATGAAGATGAGATAATCGTCATCCAAAGTGACACCCTTTATGGAATTCAACATACAATTTTCTTAACTTTGTATAAGACTGTGTATGGTGTTAAAAAACTGCTCCCCGGCGGGAAGTCTTATTTAGCTCTAAATTAATATAAACTTTAACCATCTAAAATCGCAATTATATTATTTTAAAATATAAATATAACGAATAAACTTTGCACCTACAGAAAAAGGTACAAAAATTTTAAGGATAATAATAAGAATTGATAAAAAATTTTTTCATATATAATATTATGTCATTTCCAATAAAATTTGATATCTCTATTAAATTTTTTATAAAAACAAAAACCAATATGCCTATAATTAATTTTTCACCAGAGCCAGGAGAAGAAATAACTGAAGATTATACTGAAGAAATATGCGATATAACAGCTATTTTAAATGAACTTAATATTACTAGAAAAGATAATCTAGTAAGACATTTACATAAAAATTTTAAAGAGAATATTGATTATACAATTATTAAATTAAATTTTAGTAAAAAACAAAATGGTGGTCAAAATCGGTTAATTTATAAATTAACAGATGAAACCAAAGATCTAATAAAGCAAAGTTATAATTTTAGAAACAGATACATAAAACAAATTAACAACATTAAATTTGTAAATGTAATTATGACTCTTGAAAATTCAACAATTGGTTTTATATGTAGTACATTTAAAAATATAATAAAATGTGAACGCCAATTTGTAGTTGGAAGATATAAGGTTGATTTATATATCAAAGAACTAAATATTGTAATCGAATGTGATGAAAATGGTCATGACGATTATGATAAACAAAAAGAAAAAAAACGTGAAGAATTTATAAAAAAAACTTTAAAATGTGACTTGATTCGTTATAATCCAAATGCTAAAGACTTTGATTTATCAGATATAATCAATAAAATTTTAATTCATTATAAAAGTAAGTTAATTCATTCTTGCGGATAATACTTCTTATATAAATGCAATACATCTATATATGTTATATTTAGATCATCATAGTTAGCTGTTAACTTTGTACCAATTAAAAATCCTTTATCACAATTATAAAGAGACATAATTTTTCTGACTTTTACTAATGTAGTATTAGTAACATTTTGTAAATTGACTATAATTGGATACATATTCTCATTAATTTTAACCATAAAATTTGGTTTAGTTCTGTTTATACTTTTATAATTTCGAATTATTATAGAATTAGGTATTAATTCGGATATATCTCTCTCAATTAACTTATATAAGAATTTATCTGAATCAAATTCTTTATTACTATCTGATATTTCACAATATAAAGAATTGATAACATTAGCCATATTTTTAAATTTAGGATCTTTATAATGCTTACTTAAAGTCATACACACATCAAGTAATTTCAAAGATATTCTCAATTGATAATCCTCAATCATTTTGAAGATAATTTCAGTTAATTCGAATAAATAATATGTTTTCTCTTTTATAATATATTTTGATTCTTCTCTTTTTAATATATGTAATATATTTTCACCCAATATTGTAGGGTGAATATTGTCATAAATTATTTTTTCTCTTAAATATAAATTCTTATATACCATATCTCCTATAAAAATTTGCGCACTTTTTTCATATTTATCTGCGATTTTTCGCAGTTCTTCTTCCATTCTATTCAAAATATATGTTAATTCTCTTAAAAATATTTCTCAAATTTTTACCAAATATATACATAAATTGTAAAATTTGAATTACATATTATTTAATAATTCAAAATAATTGTATATTTATTAGTATTACTTTAATTTTTCATAAGACTGGGGATGCAGTAAAAAAATGCTCCCTGGTGGGAGAGCAGAATCAGTCTTAAATTAAGTTAAACTTTAACCATCCAAAAATTTTTGTATTTTTTTATGAAGTTTAAGAAACTGAAAGGCATATAAGGAAATGTCGAGTTATAATATAAAATGGCGGCAGATATTAACGATGAGCTCTTGAATAAGTTAATTCAAGAATTTAATACTGAGGAAGAAAAAATATTTATTAAACATTTTCAAATTTATTTTAAATATGGTTATAATTCTGAGGAATTTATTATGAATTTTGATGATATATGGGAATTTTTAGAATTTAAACAAAAAACACATGCAAAACGTTTGTTAATAAATAAATTTAAATTAAATCATGACTATATTTCTTTATTTAATAATTTAAATAATTCAGAATCAGGCGGGCATAATAAGGAAACTATTATGTTGAAGATATCTACATTTAAATCTCTTTGTATGTTAGCAAATACAGAAAAAGCAGAAAGACTTCGAGGATATTATGTTAAATTTGAAAAAATATCTCTTCAATATATAGAATTGAAATCTAAAGAGGCTATCGAAAAACTACAAAATGATCTTAAAAAGAAAGAAGAACAATTAAGAGAAAAAGAGGTAGAAATACTTAATAATAAAATATTAGATCATCATAAAGAATTGCTTGAATTATATAATAATAAACGAGTTATTTATACCTTAAAAGTTCAAAGTTTTGATGATGGAAGTTATGTTATTAAAATCGGTTCAACTGAGCATTTGCGAGATCGTGTTTCTAAAATTAAATCTGTTATTAAAAACAATATAATTCTATTAGATGTTTTTCCATGTGAAAATCATATTAAATTTGAATCTCATATACATCAAAGTTTACAATTATTGCAAAAATTAAAATATCGTGAACCAATTAATGATTATAAATCTGTTGAAACATATATGATGCGAGATGATAATACATATACGCGAGTTAAAAATGCTATCTTAAAATCAATTACACCATTTAAGACTAAAACTGAAGATGAAAAAAAGTTAGAGTTAAAAATTATAAATGCTACAAATAAGCAAAAGTTAATTGAATTATATAAAGATGATGTTGAAAAGTTAAGTGAAGCATTAAAATTGTTAAATTACACTGATGAAACTTGCGAAAACATTGAAACTCAAGATTCATCAGATGAAGAAATTATTATTAATAAGTCATCAGATGGAGCATCTACGTCTGCTTCAGCAATTTCGAATAATAACGAAAATACTCCTAAATTTTATTCAAAAGTTAATGTAAACAGTCCAGTCGTTCAATTATACGATGGAAACGATATTAAGAAATTAATTAAAGTATTTCCTAGTCTTACAGAAGCTACTCGTGAATTTCCAGAAGCAAATTATACTCCAATTAAAATAGCAGCTAAAAATCGTCTTTTATATTTAGGATATCGTTGGCATCTTATGGATCGAAATCATCCTGATTCAAATAATGCAGTCGAAATTGGAGTAACGATGGATTCTCATACAAGAAATATTGGACAAGTTGCCATGTTAAATATTGAAAATACAAAAGTTTTAAAAGTTTTTGCAAATCAAAAATCAGCATCTGAATATATTCAACAATGTGCATCTGTAATTTCACAAGTTATAAAATATAAAAAACCATTTAATGGACACAATTGGAGAAATTGGCGAGATTTAGATATTGAATTACAAAATGAATATTTAGCTGAGAATGAATTACCAAAAGTTGAACATAAAGCAAGTGGTGTAAGAGTACAAAAAATATGTCAAACATCTGGTGAAATTACGAATTATGCATCCATGGCTGATGCAGTAAAAGAAAATAGAATTTCAGTAAATACAATTAAAGTATCTGCTGCTAACAACAAAGTTTATCAAAATAATATATGGAAGCTAATTTAATCATACATAAATCGTAAAATTAAGAAAAATTTGAAATTAAAATTTGAATTCTATAAACTCAAATAAATTATATAATGCTCCATATTTACTGTCTTCTCCTTGAAAATAACAAATATTATGTCGGGAAAACCAAACATATAAAATTCAGATTACAAGATCATTTTACCAATAACGGTTCTGAATGGACACAATTACATAAACCAATCTCAATACATAAAATATGGTATGATTGTGATGACTTTGATGAAGATAAATATACTAAAATAATGATGTCAAATTTCGGTATTGAAAATGTTCGTGGTGGTAGTTATACTCAAATTGAACTTCCAAATCATATTATCAATCTACTTAAAACTGAATTACGAAGTGCAGAAAATAAATGTTATAAATGTGGCGATCCAGATCATTTTGTCAAAGATTGTCCACATAATCCTCATAAAAAAATAATAATCTGTTATAAATGTGGTCAGATTGGTCATTATGCAAATCGTTGTTATTCTAGAGCTTTATTACATGAAGATACAGATGATTACGAAGAATCATGTTGCTCTATTTCATGACTCCAAAAATCTCATATTACTATATTCAAATATATCCGAAATTGATGGCGGAAAATCTTGATGTCCATATCCTAAATAACTGAACTTTGCTCCCAATAACAAATGAAGCGCTTGACTAGCTTCCATTGATTCTTGTGTCATAACATCCATATCTTTATATTTTTCATATATTTTATACCAATAAATATATTGTCTTATCGGATTCGACATCGGCAACAACTGACATTTTAATTCCCCAAATTCCTCCAACTTTTTATATATATTCGGACATATCTGTTCTATAAGCTGTAATGTTTCATAAGAAAACGGCATATACTCATCTTTCGTATCAATATCACGAATACCATCTTGAATATAAAATTGTGATATCGGTAAATGCGGCTTTGCCATGAAAAATACCTGTTCACCTGCATTCGAAAACCATTCACATCGAATACATCGCTCAATATCTTTCGTCCTTAGTCTATAACACTTATCCATAATTATATCATTATCTTGATTATCTTGATTATCTTCTTCAATATAACCATCATCTATATATTCAAAATCCGTGGTAATCATTTCAAAATGAGAATGAATACGATTCGCAAAATTATATTTACCATTATAATATACATAATTCACATACTCAAAAAATACACGCTTTAAGATTCTAGCAATTTGCTTAGGTGAATGCGTTAATGCACTACATAAAGGCACATTCTTAAAATTATATTGCGAATTTATCCAAAACGTTCTACCTACACATGTATTCATCCATACAAATCCATTTTTATCACACCATATAGTTGATCTTACTGAAAAAATCTGTGGCTTCTTACTCGTAGTATAATATTTATTTATACATGTAAATTTCTGCAATAATGTTATCGGAATATTCCATGATAGTCTTTTACGCTCAATTTCATCTAATTTTTTAACAATTACACATTGCATATCATATGGTAAGTCTCTAAACAGGTTCATCTTCTTAACCGTCTTAACCTTTCGAATATATATCTATATGCAAATAGCACTTATATAATTTAACTATCAATTTGCATATGATCGATTGGCTCACAATATATTATAATCTCATCACGATCATTTATTTCATAAACACCTACGCCTTTCGACTTAAATATCTGTATAGCTAGATCTTTATTTTTCTGCGACGTTGTCCCAAAAAATACTGCATATAATTTCGGTCTCCAACACTGTGCTTGATATACTTCTAATTGCCCATATACTTGTTTATATCCTGACCATTTTTTAATTTCGACATGAAATTCAGAGGTAGTAATATCAGTAATACCACAATCTAAGCGCATATGTTTTGCGTTTAAATATCGTTCCAATAATCGTTGGTAATAAAACTCTAATTTCTCACCTTTATCATTATGTGTTCGTGACATTTACATATATCCAAAACTTGTCTATTTAATTTCAAATTTTAAATTTCAAATTTCAAATTTCAAATTTTTATCTTTTTATAGATTAAATAAATGAATAAACCTACACCGTCTGGTAAAATTTTTAATCCTGCATCAAAGAAATTTGTTAATATAAATGGACCGACTGGAAAAAAAATAGTTGAAACACTTCGAGCTAGCGCCGTTAAAACACCATCGCCTCCTAAATCAAAACCAACTTCTAAATAAAAAATACTTATATTAATTCCATATATAACTCGATGATTCTTTTTTGTATACTTGGCCAACGTAGCCTACCAATATTAAAACGTAAACTTTCAGCATTACCATCATTCATTACTAATATATCCCAAGAATTATCTTTACGAACACAAAATATTTTCACAGTGTTAATATTGTATTTAATCAACAACACTTCTAAAGTTCCAGATATATCAGAGAGCGTAACGCGTTGAGTAGATCTTTTAGCAGGTTTTGATACGCCAAGAGATTTTGTACCACCAGAATACGTCTTATAAGTTCTTGCTATATCTATAATCATATTTTTAAAATGTCCCATTGGATTTAATAGGGCACATTCATATCCGGTCAATGGAAGTTGTGTTCCTTTTATTAGTTTACACTTTGGCACATGCCAAAAAAAACCTCTATTTGGATCTAGTGGTTCAGGTTGATATGTAGTTAGATGAACATTATCACTCATAAACGTTAAATGGTCTGCTAACATATGACCATTTTTAAGTTCAGGAAATACAGCATAAATATTGGAATCATCGATTACACAATATAAACCATTAGGCATATCAGTGCCTATAGATTTAAACTTTATAATATCAGTTATATTTTGTTTGATAAAATACTCAAGATACCCTTGATTTTTTTTAAGTGGCTGTATTTTAAGAGCTCTTTGTCTTTTTTTAGATAAAGCTTCATATTTTTTAGTAGCTGTAATTTCATAAATAGCCAAGTCTTTATTTTCTTCAAATAGATCTTTATTATCCATGTTATCTACATACCAGTCGTACATATCTTTAAATGAATAAGCAAACATTTTATAATTTAGTTATATATTTTTATATGACTAGGAATAAGGTAAAATTTTAATTCTTTAAGTTTATATAACTAATTATATTAATTCCCTATATAACTCTATGATTCTTTTTTGTATACTTGGCCATCTTAAACCAGTTATATTAAAACGTAAACTTTCAGCATTACCATCATTCATTACTAAAACATCCCAAGAATTCTCTTTACGTACACAAAATATTTTCACAGTCTTAATATTGTATTTAATCAATAACACTTCTAATGTTCCAGATATATTAGAATGTGTAACGCGTTGAGTAGATCTTTTAGCAGGTTTTGATACGCCAAGAGATTTTGTACCACCAGAATACGTCTTATAATTTCTTGCTATGTCTAAAATCATATTTTTAAAACGCCCCATTGAATTTAATAGAGAGCATTCATATCCAGTTAAAGGCAATTGGGTTCCTTCTATTAATTTACATTTTGGTATATGTAATACAATACCTCTATTTGGATCTAATATTTGCGGTTGATATGTAGTTAGATGAACATTATCACTCATAAACGTTAAATGGTCTGCTAACATATGACCATTTTTAAGTTCAGGAAATACAGCATAAATATTGGAATCATCGATTACACAATATAAA